TTGGCGCACTGTTCTGGCAACTCACGTCGTTCCCTCTCATGATGGGCAGGCTGGTCAAGGACGTGATGATCAAGGACGTGAAGAAGTTCTTCCGTACTGGTGATCCGCGCTACATGAAGCGACCGGGCTACCTGCTCACCATGGCTCCAGCTATGGGCGCTGCCGCACTGGGAGTCAAGGACGTGGTGCAGATGCGTGGTGGCGAAGACGACAGGTCAGCAGCGTTTCGTGAGCGCAGCTTCATGAAAGCCATCGGCTACGACGAAGAAGTGCATGGCGACTGGGACGGCTACCTTGGTTGGTACTTCGAGGGACTTGGTGCAGCAGGTGGCTTCGGCTTCCTCGCCGAGGTCATCCACGACGTCGTCGCTCAGGCAGACAACGGCGCGTACGGCGAAGCAAGGGTAGCAGGGACTATCCTTGGCCCGACAGTCGGCACCGGGTTCTCCGCCATGAAGATACTGGGCGGGGCGAAGGAGGCAGGGCTGGATACGCTTGGCTGGGGAACCAGCGATAGCAACTCCAAGGAACGTGCGGCGGCTCGTGAGGCGGTCGGACGCGTACCGCTTGTTGGAGGCGTCAAGGCGGCACGAGAGTCGATGGTCGACCTGATGGCGGGAGAGGCACCCAAGAAGAAATCCAAAGGCGGAGGATGGGGTAAGTCCTTCACCGATGGATTCAAGGGTGGATTCGATAGCGGCTTCGATTAATCGAACGTGATCGGGGGAGGCGTGCCCTCTGGGGCAACCTCCTCCTGTATCTCCGCCATCATCAGGCGTACGGCGTGTTCGATCTGCTTATGTACCTTGGCAAGCGATTCCTCGTTTACTGGCTCGCCTTCGGCAATCGTAAATCTAGCGCCCTTGGTAATCGTCGGATGTTCCCTGCGGTGGCCAAGCGTCAAGATCAAGTTTACGTCCATGTGCTGACGCCTCGTTTCGGTCGTTTCGGTACGTCATAGAGAAGCGTTTCGTGCTTCAGGTCTGGCGGCGTTGGCCCACGGAACCACCCCACTAGCGCCTTGCGATTGCCCCACCATACTGGCTTGGCTTCATGTGGTAGCCCAGAGTCAATCACGATGACGTCACCAAGGTTGGAAATGAATTCGACCGGCATGCTGTACTCATCACCGTGAATCACCAGTCCTCCGCCAACGTATTCGCTGAAGCTGGTAAGTGGAACGATGGCAGTAAGCAACCGGTTGCGTACACGATCTTCGCCGTTGTCGACGTGTTTGCCGTACCCGCCAAGAAAACCGTACTCCAAGTAATGCAGCGGCTCCATGCAGCTCAGGTTGTATTTGAATGAAGTGTCGTTCGCATGGTTCACGGCATCCGACAGCTTGTTGAATATCCAGCGAGAGTCGTAGCGCATCTGTATCCATGATTGCTTGCAGCGGCGTGCAAAGACGTCAGGTATAGAGACGCCTCCCTTGAGTACCTTTGCACGACTTGGAGCCATGGCCTTGCCGCGCTCGATGATCTCGCCGATCTCTGCTTCGGTGAAGACATTTGGTACGTGGTAATACTGATCGATGAGTTGGGTCATGCGGGTGCTCCGTAAAATTCTTGCAGGTCTTCGAGTATGAGTTCACGTGTCGGATTCTCGTATACGCCGAGCAAATCGTAACCCTTGCCGGGGGCGCGTGATAACCCACGGATCAGAATATCGTGTTCTTCTTTCATGTCGTCTGTGATGAAGACGGCTGTCGGCAGGTCTGTCAGGTTACTGCGTTCGCGGTCGCGTATCTTCTTCGTAACCCAGCTTGCTGTGTGTTCCATGATAAGGTCGCTCATTTCTTCCCCCTGTAGTCAGTGAAGTATGGGCACGTGCGTGCGTTTCTGTGTGCTTCGTCTCTTTCCAGTATCGCGCTTACCTCAAGCACGTCGTCGTTGTTGCAGTAGGCATAGTCGCCGGGAGTGATGATCGAGTAGGCGCAGTGCCTGCACGTACGTTCGCTACGGTCGATCTCGATTGGGTCGTGGCAGGCGTGTGTGTAACTACACATATTACACACCGGGTTGTTGGCGTCCTTCCCGTACTTCTCGTCCTTGCCTGATGCCACGTACTCGACGCGTGCAGTCAGGTAGCCGAAGATGACTTCGTCGAACTCGATAACCTCCGTGTGCATCTGGCTGTTGTTCTTGTTGATCATGATCATCAGGCCATGCTTCATTTCGCCAAGGCCCATCATCAACTGCATTTGGTCGTAGTAGGACTGGTGCGAGTATTTCAGGCCGAGGCGTACGAACGAGCCGAACGACGTGTCGTTGGCAGACTTGATCTCAATCAGCGTCTTCTCGTCGCTCTTCTTGTGTAGCAGGACGCCATCACTGTGTGCGCGGCATGCGCCACCGTAGTAGTAGTACGTGTGCTGCTCTTCGATGCCAGCGCCTGTGTCGGTAACAACGTACTCGTCGAAGTACGATACGCACTCCTCCAGATGATCGACAACCAACCGCTCGAACAGGTGGCCAGCCTCGAAGATGCGCTTCAAGGACGGGCGGATCGGATCGGTTGGAAAGCCGCGTAGGCGCAGGGCGATCATGCGTTCACATGGATGCCCGATGCTGGATGCGCCTATGTATTCGCGCTCGATGTGTTCTGGAGTAATGCGACCGGAGGGAGACTCCGGTTCGTTCTTCTCGACGAGATCAGCGATCTCTTCGATCACAAGTGCCGACCTTCCCGCAGCATCAGCTCCAGCCTTGCCAATGCGTTCCATGCAGCATGTGCGGCGTGCATGAGGTTGCTTTCGGGATCGTGTGTTTCGGATGATTCAAACAGCAGGTGCCGGTACATCGCATCGGTGTAACGGCTGACGCCATCAAGGACTTCCACCCAGCCGTTGTCGGTGTACTTGTCGGCACCGTACGTACCTACCTGTGCGACCTCGTACAATGCACTGGCGAAGCCGTTCATGATCAGGCTCATACGTGGCTTGCCGCCATCCAGCTTGGCACCGGGTTCGTGTTGGTTCAGGTTGTTCGGGTCGAAGCTCACGCGAACCCTTTCGTCCATCATGTTCATTGCTTCGCGCTTGCGTCGCTCTGATTCGTGCAGATTATCCAGTGAGTCAGCCATCTTGTTGCTCCTCGATAAATTGTCTGTTGTAGGTAATCTCAGTCATTGGTTGTTCTCTGTGTGGTGAAAAAAGCCGTCCTTGGCAACGAGTGACACGAAATCAGAAAGGAATGTCGTCGTCGAATGGGTCTGCCTTCGGAGGCGGCGGGGTTTTTACCGAGTCCGATCCCTTCGTTTCCACGGGGTCGGGGCCGGTTGCGCCCTTGGCTGGATCAAAGAACGGGTGCCACTTGTCGACGGCACTACCCGTGCGTTCTTCGCCGTTGTCGTCAGTCCAAGGCTCAGGCGATACCTTCACACCTACCTCAAGGCCGACGAGGTTCTTCACGTCTCCGACCTTGTCAGGGTTGGGCAAGCCGCCATGCGTGGCCAGTGTCTTTACCTGCGCAAGCCCGATTTGTTGCGCCTTGGCGCTCTTGCTGTGCTTGACGGTAATGAACATCGGTATGCTGCCGTGGCCAGTCACCTTGTCTTCAAGGCGCAGAACAAGCGTGTACCCGTTCTTGCTCTTCATCGGTTCGACCTTGGCCTCAGTCACCTTGCAGATGTATCTACCTGCACGCAGGCGCTCCTCACCGCTGTCGACTTCATATTCGCTCAGGTCGAGTTGGGAAAAATCAAAATCACTCATGCGTATTCTCCTTCGTGGCTTGCAAGCCACTTATCAAAATCGTCGCTGTCGTAGTTCATGGCTTCCAGTACAGCCGCAATGTTGGCCTCGTGGATTACGGGCGGGATACGCCGCAACGGATCGCGTATCTTGCCGTGGTATCCGTACACCTCGTCACTGTATAGCTTGCGTACGACACGGATACTTCCATCGTCTTCATGGATGGTTTCCCGTACGCCTGCGAACACGTGATCGAACAGTGCAGGAATTTGTTTGGCCGCTGCCTTGCCGTGTACGTGCGGCCAGAAGGTCGTGCGACCGTTGTCGTCTTCCTCGTCCTTGGCCAGCGCCGTTACGAGTACGTGGTAGCCGAGATCGCGTACCCACTTGAGTGAGCCGATCATCTGGCGTGCGAACTCGCCCCACATCTTGAAACCGTTCTTGTCGTCCTTGAACTTCTGCTCCAGTTCCTTGAACAGCAAGTCGCTGGCCTCAGTCAAAGAGTCGATGGCTATCCACTTGTAGCCAGCCTTCTTGAAATCAGGAGACTGGATCATCTTGCAGATGCCACGGAACGAGTACACGCCTGCTTCTGGATCGTGCTTGCCATCCCATGACGAGAACGGCAGGTAATCGATGCCGACGTCGCTGATGGAACGCAGCCCTCCCTCTCCAGACAGGATGAACCCCTTGCCAAATGCCTCCTGATAGTACCGGCACTGGGTTGTCTTGCCGAACCCGTGCAGTGCGTACACGAGCGTCTTCGACGCATCGATGATGGCATCATCATCGGTCTTCATTGGTGTGAATGTCATTCGTTTTCCTCTTTCTCTGTGATCTTGACGGTGATCATTCCGTCGGTGATGTCGGCATAACCGAGCAGGTGCGTGAGCGACTTGGTTGGCAGGGAGTCGAGTTTCTTGGTGTCGACCGTTACCTTGTGCTTGACGATGGCATCGATTGCATCATCATTCTTGGCCGCTGCTTCCACCATATCCTCATCCCATTTATAACGCGCCGCTTTCTTGACAACGACATCGTATCGTTTGCCAGAGAAATGCGCTTCTGCGCCGGGGGCGGGTGTTGCTTTGTAGGTGGAAATCTTTTGCTTCACTTCCCTGAGTAGCTGGTCGATGCCCT